TTGGTTCAGATGAATCTGCAATGATTTCAATGCCTTTGAATCCATCCAGAACATTGCTGATGTCCTTGTTGCTCATTCCTGTCGCATAGTGGATTTCATGCATCCACAGCTTGCCATCTGCTTGCCGAACTTCAACAATGGCCGTTGCGTCATTCGTGTAGCCCCAATCCAAGCCAATGCATCGCCATCTGTAGTTGTCTGGAAGTTGGTCACATTGGTTCCAATTGTCAAATACAACACCTTGCAATGCTCCGATTTTTCCAAGGCCATAGACGTTCCACCAATTCTGCCAATATGATGAATGCTTTGCTTTTTCTTCAGCCTTTTCAATGTCCTTCCGAATCGTGTCCGGTAATGCTTCATTGTCTCTGAATGTCAGAATCAGATGTTCAGAATCGTCTTCTTGCAGCACTTCCGTGTGCGCCCAAAATTCCATAGTCGGGTTGAAGTCTATGAAGATCTCGTCTGATGTTCTGATGGCAAGCTGATAGTAAGATTCAAACGGAATGTTGTTTGCTTCGTTCACATACAAAATATTCCTTCTGGCACCACGCAATCGTGCTTCCTGGTCCGCACTGAAGAATTCGATGTAGGAACCATTGGCGAATGTGTAAGTCAATAGTGACCTATTCCATCTGCTGTCATTGTATCTGCCTGTGATTTGCATTACTTTCAGAAAGTCCTTCATGGCACCACGCCTAAGATGTGGCACAGATTCCGAGACAACAGATATTTCAAGACCATCAGTTCTGGCTGCTCTGTCAATCAATACAGGAAGAATGCCGAATGTTTTACCTGCTGATGTGCCGCCTTGGATGACCTTCTTGCGTTTTGTCATCTTGCGAATCTTGCGGATGGCCGTTGTGTAGATGAAGTCATTCATTCATCATCACCGAATAATGGCTGTTCACGATGCGTCACTTCGTGCTTTTCAGTTAGGTTGTTCAGACGCTGTGTGATGCTCGTGTTGTAGATGCCTGTCATGCCACCTTCAATCTGGTCCTGTCGAATGCTCTTACGTATACGCGAACAGATGGCGGAAAATTCGTCATACGCTCCATTTTTGTTCCCGAAATAATCATCAAGAAAATGGTTCAATCCTTGGTCAGCTACGAAGTTCTCGAATCCTTCCATCGTCAATGGTTTCTGTAGTTCACGATGCACAGTTATTGCTTTCGGACCAATGAAATCCTTCACGGTTATCGGATGGTCCTTAGTGTATGCGGCATAGTCCAGAAACAGTTGCCACATCTTGTCCGGTGTTTCGATGTACTTCTTCTTCGCCATTACTTCTTGAAATTTACCAATGCTTCTTCAGCTGTTGAACCAATGCCTTGCTTGAAGTTGCCTTCATTGTTCCAATACTTGTTAGCATCTTCTCGCTTGAATGCGTGCCACTTCATCGTGTACGTGTTATGCGTCACATAGACACCATAATTTTCATGCGTTTCATTTGCCTTCATTGCCCAGGATTTGCTGAAGTCTTCGCTTTATTTCGATGGCTTTGCCTGCCTTCTCTGCCTTTTCCTTGGTTTCGTAGATGCAGGAACCTTTGGTTCCCCACTTCCATTTCCCGTTGTCACATTTGATTGCAGGCATTCTTGTCTAAATTTTAGCATCACTCTGGCCATTGTCTGCGCAGAACTTCCACAGGTGAAACATACACGTGCATTGCCGTGAATAGCCTTGTATGTTTCTTCATACGCTTTAACTTCATTCTTGGTCAATCTTCCGCTGAACTTCCTTGCCGCCATCAATTGAAGTTGATCAAGGTGTTCGTTTATAAATAGCAAAATTTCAGTTTTGTCCATAGGTCAGTCTTCGTTTATGTTCTTTACGATTACGGCAATTAGAAACAGAATCAATGCCATCAATAGAATATCACCCATATCACATTCCTTTGCGGCCACCGGTATTGGCACCAAGTATGGCCATTGGTCTGGTTAACACCTTCTTCATTACCTTTCCGCAACAGGTGAATGTTGGCTCTTCGTTCATTCCATGCACATAGTCCTGGACCATCTTGCATTTGCCTTGGCATTTGTAGGAATAGGTCATCTTATTTATTTTGGGTTAGCCTTTCAAGTCTTTCAATTGACCGAACTATTCTGTCAACCTTTCGTGTTATCTTCTCAGCCTTCAACTTGTGGCCATTTAATTTCACTATCTTGCTGCTCATGGCATCCAGAAGATTTTGGTTCGATACATTACGCGCTCAATCAACACAGACATCAATGCCACCTGTACAGATGGCCATACAGCTTCAGTTGTCGCTGCTCCAACAGCCAATCCAATCCAGAATGACAGACATAGTGAACAATCGAATGGCTTAATGCTCGCCCATTCGTCAATGTTCAGCCATTGTTTAATGTAGGTCTGGATGCTTATCACTTCGGTCAGTAGTGATGCGATGACCGCTACTGATGCAGCGTTGAAGAATAATTCCATAATAGTCTTCCTTTAGTTGGTCCAATGTTCTACGGACCGAATTGCCAATTGATTTGAACGGAATGTCAACCTTCTTGCCGACCTTCCTATAGCTGCCTTCATGTAGCCACAACCGCAGCACTTCCTTGTCGTACCAATGATACGAATCCAACAATGCTTCGATGATCATCATGTCATCTTCCTGGTCCCAATCGTAACCATCAGCATCATCTGCAACGTCCGGCACAGGTGTGCTGTGTGCAAATAGGCCATGCTTACGTGCAAATGTAGACCTTGGTGACGTTGCCATTGTCATCATGGTTCTGACTACGTAGTAACGCAGATAGCCACCATCATTGACATTTGTCCATTTGTCATCATCCATTTCCAGGATGACCATTGCAGCTTCTTGGATCAGGTCATCAGCATGACCATGACAGATGCGAACCGCAAGTTCACGCAGTTCATCATCTGCCAATAGGTCAATGGCTGCTTGATGCTTAGAAAGGCAGATCATCATTTCCGATGGCTGCGGCCTGTGCTTTCGATTTGGCCACAACCTTTTCTTTGACGCTTCCTTCCTTCTCTGGTTTCCACGTGTCCACGGAAATAGCAACATCATTGCCGTAGTCATCAAGTTGATCACGCAGGTTGATGTTCACCTTCACATACTTCTTGCCTTGATATTCGAAGATGTGTTCAGCAGGAATCTTGTCAAGACAGATGGATGCCTTCAGCCATGTGTCACCTTTCTTCTGGCCATTGCCACAGTAGATTGTTTTTTCTTCACTCATTGTGTTGATTATTGATTTCTACAAATATACGATTTTCAGAATAATCTTTGTTGCGCTTGGTGTTGCTTCAATCGTTTCATTGCTGCATCAAAGTATTCCTTGTCAAGTTCGCAGGCTGTCAAGTCAAAACCAAGATTGTGACAGGCAATGGCAATGCTTCCTGAACCAAGATGTGTGTCCAGAATCTTGTCACCTTCTTTTGCATAGTTCATTAATAACCATTCGTAAAGTTTGACGGGCATTTCACATGGATGTTCTGTTGACCTTCCTTCTTGCACAAAATTCGTCCACGTTTGTTCATACAGTTCAATCTTCTTATGAATAGAACAACTTGCAATTACTGCCTTGCTGAAATTTGGCATTGGTTGATTCTTTACCCAAACAATCGCACCCATATTACCATCGAAACAGTTGTAATAGTTTGCGCCAAATATGATTCTGTTTTTTGAAACACGTTTCAATTCGTTGAAATATTCATCGTTTGGTGTTGAATCATTCCATGTTACTTCTTTCCCGCGCTTGTTTCCTGTTGTCTGAACGAAGTTTCCGATTCCAAATGGCGGATCAACAATAGCAAGGTCAAAGTGATTATCTTCATACCTTGCCATCAGTTCCATATTGTCTTCACAAGTTATCTGAATACCCATCAAACAATACCATTTAAACGGAACCATTTGGTCACAGTCTGTTGATACCTGTTGTCTTCCTGCATCAAGCTGAATCTGCCTTGTGGCTTCTCATCCGGCAATGCCTTCACTTCATTCCTTTCCAATAGGTATTGATACAACAATCCCCACATTGGATATTCCGGAAGTCTGTCATGTTCCTGGATGTAGTTGATAGTCCATTGATACATGAATGGTGCATCAATAGGATCAGAAGATGCTTCCAATTGCTTTGGTTGAAATCTTGGTTCTGATGCCTTCCTGCGTTCAGTTTGTTGATACGCTCGGAGAACTTCACCAACTACCTTTGGTGATAATTGCTGACCATAGGTTGACAATGTCAATGGCTTGTTGTTCAATGATAGGCTTCCCGATGCTGCCTTCTGAAATGCTGTGACCAACTTGAAGTCATCAATGTGCGGAAATTCAGCGTCAACGAATCTTGCGATGATGTCAATCAGCATCTGACCATTCTGGTTTCTCTCGAATGGTTTGCATCCTACCAATAATGGCAGCTTATGAATAGTAATTTGTTGAATCATAGTTTTTCTCTGTGTGTTGTAATTTATGAATTTATTTTTGGTTGTTCAACTTCAAAGTCAAATTTGAATCCATTGACATCGTCACCTTTTTCCTTTGCCCGTTTTATCCATGACAGGACAGCAGCCTTCCAATTCGTCATTGGCACCTGTCCAACCATCCAACCTTTGCTTTCGTAGTAATAGAAGAACTTGTCAGCTTCGTCTTGGCTCCTGCATCCGCAATGATACATCCATTGTCTAACTTCATCCAATGATGGCGCGCCAACAACATTGACATTTCCATTCTCATTCTCATTACCATTTACATTACCATTTACATTTACATTAGGTTTTGATGTTGTATAACCTAAGTCTGTCAATGGTTTCGGTTTGGTTTTACTTTGGTTTCGGTTTGGTTCTGTTTTGGTTTTAGTTAGGTTATGGTTAGGTTTTGGTTTGGTTTTATTTGAACTTGGACGGCCGCCTTTTTGACCATTGTTGAATCTTGCAATGTTTGCGTCAAGTTGTGGCTTGATCAGCCGAAATGCCAACTTTGGTGTGCCTTCCAATGATGGTTCTACGAAGTTCAAAGCATAGTTGCAAATGGCATCAAACATGGCGCATTTTTCTTCCGGACACAAGTCTTCAGCAGCTTCGAAGAATGACCTGTAAAAGATAAATGAGTCTCTCATCGTATCACGAATTTAGTGCCTTGTTTAAAGAATCGGAATCCAAGGGAACGCAGGATTTCAGTCAGTTCAGCAACAGTATACTTGTCTTCGAACATCAATTCATTGTCAATGCGCTTGATGTTGTGGATGACAGATGCATGGTTCATAAATGCCATTTCCGCAATCCGTGTTAATGATAGACCTGTTTCCATTTCTGGCTGCCGCAATAGCCAGAAGACAACTGCCCTACATTTAACGATGTGTGCTTTCCGGTCCCTTGAAAATAAGCTATTCCGTGTAACGCCATAGTAATGCAGAACTGTATTTGTAATATTCTCAATGTTGACACCTTGCCTGTTGGCAATTGGCGCATTCATCACCTGGTCCACCAATTCCTGTCTGTAAACATCAACCAATTTGTCGATGCTTTCCTTTTCAATTTCAGTTAATTCTGTCTTCACTTCTCTGTTTTTTTAATTGTTAATAACTCGTTTAAAGATACGAAATTCAAAGCTGTTGGATGATGTCCATCCAATCTTCAAACTTCATTGCCACGTAGTCTGGCTGATGGTTCTTGGTGAACACAACAACAGGAACACGGCCATCAATGGCCGCATCATCCTGTGCTTGTTTCAACGCTGACCAAATGTTCAGCCTTTCCTGGTTCTTGCATTCAAAGCTGAACTGTGCCAATGGTCCATCAAGGTCAATGATGTCACCTTTGATGGTCATGCCGCCAGACATTGGTGTTCTTCGGACATTGGTGCCGAATCGTTCATTCAGCATCTTGGCCACTTTGCGCTCGAATCTCTTGCCCTTGTCGTTAGCGTTCACCATGTCTTCAAGTCTTTACGGTTAACGAACCAAACAGGGCCATTTCCAAGGTCCTTTCTTCCTGCTTTTTCAATCATTTCCTTGGTTGCGTAGCCGACAATGTCAACTGTGCTGCCATCAACTATGGCAAGAACATAGACATCATGCATCAGCTTTGGAACAACCAAATTGCCATCCTTTCGGTCAGTTGCTTTGATATCAATTGTCGCGCCATTGCTGCTGATGAAATCGAATGAATCTTTTTCCAGATTGCTGATGATGTCCAGGTGCAGATTGAACTGCTTGCTGAATGCATATTCAGCCGTGAATCCAATCCTGCTTGCCTTCCGTTTATCAATGATGTTTGAATCGGTGCCACAGCCTTGCCAGAATCGCATTGATGCGATCATGTCGCACATTGCTAATTCTCTCGGTGATAACGTGATCTTCATGGCTTCAGAATATTATCAAGGTAATCCTTAGCCAATGCCAATCTTTCAACCAATTGTTGCTGCATTTCAACATCAGCAGGAACATTGATGATGACCATTCTGAATGCTTCATTCTCAATTCGAGGATCAAAGCTGATGAAGTCACACGATGTTGCACCTGTGGCCAACATACAACCCTGCATCTGCCACAGATACTTCTTGTCAATGTCTTGACTGATGACATTCTTCAAGTGATTGGCTGTGTTGTATGGGCATTTGATTTCAATCAGCTTGTCTGTGCCTTTGACCTTTCCATCTGGACTGCCACCGGAATAGTCTGAAATCTCGCAGAATCCAAGTTCTTCAACTTCACACCCTGTGCGCTGTTCGTATTCTTCACGTGCCACAGATTCGTATTCATTGCCGTGATCTAATGCGGCACCAAATATCTGCACACGTTGACCTGTCAACTTCTCTGCTGCTACTTCCATGATGTAGCTGATGGCTGTTTGGCCGAAGATGTCGGCCTTGCTGCGCCCCGATGTCATCAGATCACCAAAACGTGATGCCGTGAACTTGCCTAATCTTTGCGCGAACCATTCTTCAGTTCGCTGCAATTCGTTTGTTTCTTCGAAGATGTCCATGATTACTTGCTTTTATTTGGTGTGAAATCATCTGATTCGTCTTGTCCGTAGACGTTGTGCTGATAGAAACCAGACAGCTTCAGACATACACGTGACAATGAACGCTTTTCGGCCATTGCCACAGGATAATTCTGCCGTGTATTGTTTGGCGAAGATTCGCCATAGGTTTCAACAGTTATGGTGTGACCATCTGGCCCTGCCATTTCACCGATTGCTTTGATGACCACGTGCTTGCAGTCATCAGTCATGTGAACCATTTCGTAGCGGACACGAATGCCACGATGCTGCTGAATGCGTTCAATGCCTTGCCGTGTGATTATCACAAAACCTTGTGGCGATTTGAAGAAATGGTCAGCAGTTAGGCCGTTCTCCGTGGCCAACTTTTTCATGGTTTCTCTCTCTGTTGTTTTCATGAGAATATTGATTATTGATTAGTGATTTCTGATTTGGTTTTCAAGGTGAGCATTGCATATTCTGAAGTGAATGACATCCAATAGAATGGCAATGTATCTGTTGGTGTGTGAACACCTTCGTGATGGTCATAGCTTGCATCCCACATAGCCAACCATCTGGTCACTTCTCCAAGGATGTGACGTTCAACAACCATCTGGCTGTCTGCGTAGATCAGCACATTGACCTTTCCCATCTGGTCAATGGCATCAATTCGTGTGATGATGTCCAGGACTATCATCTTGGCTTCATCAGACAGATACGTTGTGTCTGCCGTGTAGCATTCAATTAGCGATGTTTTTTTCATCTTCTCTGTGATTTTTGTTATTTTCTATCTTTTAGATACTGCTCTAAAATCAAGTTTGCGATTTCGTCTTTTGATTCATTCATGGTATGGTGATTATTTATTGATTACATCATCGTGAAAAGCATCGTCATCGCCACATGATTCGCAAACGCCAACCAATGCAACTTGTTCGTGATGCTCTGAATATCCAACAACAGCCTGTGTCTGGCCACATTCACATCTGCATTGTGAATTGTTGGTGATCAATTGATAGCTGTGTTCCTTCAAAATGAAGATAGCCTGTTCTTCTGTGCTTACGCAGTTTACTGTTCTTGCCATTTCTCTGTGTTTAAAGACTTTCTTAAAACTCTACTTCCGTTCAGTTTGACGTTTACCCAATGCGAACCCAAGTCTGAATGGCATTCGAAAGTAACTTCTTCATCATTCCAAAACTGAACTGAAAAATGATTGACTTCTGTTGAGTTCTTAGTTTCGAACATTTCGCAAACTTCGTGACACACTTGGTCTTGTTTGCTTTCCGTTAGTGTTGTAACATTGTGTTTGAAGTTTTTCATAGCTTTCTGTGTTTGTTTCTGAGTCTAAACATACAAAAACACGTTGATAACTTCCAAATAAATGCACAGAAAATTTCACACGTTAACGCTAACGCGCTGATAATCAGCCCAATAATTTTAACGACTAATTAACAGAAAGCCACGTGTCATCATCATCTGACTGTCTGCTAACTATCCGCAGATACATTTCTTCGGTGTTGACCAACGTGTTGTGATAGGCAGACATTTCATCTTGAATGGCCTTGTTCCTTTCGCTGATTTTCCACAGAACGTAAGCTGTGACCATGAGCCAGAAGATGACAATGAACATCAGGACCATCGCAATAATCAGCAGGTTGATGATAGTCTGCATCATCTTACTTTACCCTTGATGATTCGCAAGTTGTCAACTTCAAATTCACCATTGTCATCAACGCGAATTACCGCGAATCCATGATTCCATTTGTTCACGGGCATATAACCTGGATGCAGTTCAGACAGACATCCTGTGGACCATGTTGTCACGACCTTGCCATCCAGATTGGATTCGGAATGTTCTGATGTTTGATGATTGTGTCCGCAGATAACTGATGCCTTTGCCCTCATGTAATATCCACGTGCAGGATTTACAGGTGAAAAAACTGACCTTCCAAATTCATGGCCATGCATGATGGACAACTTACCTGCCTTTATCACACGTTTGTCTTGAATCAGTTCACATCCAAGTTCACCAAATCGCAGCAGTTGGTCCATTGTGAAGTCTGCTGTTCCAATCAGTTCTGGAGCCTTGGTTCGCAGATAGGCTTCATACCTTTCTTCGTGATTGCCTAACTTGAAATAGAATGGCACACCATCAAATTCATTCCGGAACACCCTTAGCAATTGCCGTGTTGCTTCCAATTCTTCAGCGAATCCACGCTTCCTTGGGTCGCGTTCATACCTGCTCAACGCATAGCAGTCAACTGTGTCACCATTGAACACAATGGCATTCACATTCTGTTGCTTGCCATATTCTATGGCCTTGGTGATTGCGTCAATATTGTGATATGGAACATGGATGTCTGACAACAACAGGATTCTTGTTGCAGCTTTCGGCAACACGAATGGTTCCCATTCAGATTCATCTGATTCTGGAAGACCAAATGGATTGGCAATTCCTAATGCTTTGGCCTGTTGTGCTTTCTCGTCTGTCATGTGTTGCTTGTTTTGCAGCTTTGCCCTATCGGCCGCACCTGACTGTCCACGATAGTAACGGATGATGGTTCTGACATTTTCAATGTCAATGAATGCTGATTTGTTCTGTTTGTATATCAATTTGGCCAATGACAATGATGGTAAATGTGACCAATGCTCCAAATACTTCTGGACGATTTCGCCCTTGATTGATTGGTTGTTCATTGGTGCTGCGCCATTATACGTTCACGGTAAAACTTTGGGTCGATTTCGCGAATCTGCACAGCCAATTCCATCCATTGCCTTTTCGCTTCTGCTCTCTCTTCCTTGGTGCTGTCGGTGCCAAGGTTACATTGTATCAATGCATTCTGATGCAGAAGTTCATCAATCTGCTTCCGGACATCAGCATCCGTGTGATAGTAATAGTTTGCGCTCATCTCTGCCATAGTTTACGGCCAACGGTAATGCCAACATAATGGTCACCATTGAACTTGTAATTGGCCGTAATATACAACTTTTGAATGTCGCCATGCATACCAATTCCCAATAATGGTGTTACATTTTCGCCGAAATCAGTCTGCGCTTCGATGGATGCATGAAGTCCAATGCCGTACATTGGTGCCTTCTGCACATTTGACGTGTATGTGAATGCTGCTTTTTCGCTTAGATTCTGGTAGTTTTGCCAACTTGCCTTCAACTTTCCATCGGCCAATGTGATGGTTGTGTCGTATCGGTTCACTTCAGTCAGCCATGCTTGGATAATCTGAACTGTGTCAATGATCAGAACTTCACGTTCCTGGATGATGGTGTTGGTGATTGTGTCTGTAACTGTCACGCGATCCACGAATCTGACCGTGTCTGTCTTCCATCGATCAACGTATTCGGTCCGATACACAGGCTTTTCAATTTCAATGGTTTCTGTGATCACCTTGGCACCTGTTCCGCAGCCTTTCCATGCTACAATGACACCCAAAAGAAATGTGACCACGTACGGCCACACAGTTCTGAATAAATGGTTCAGCAATTCCCTGTCCATAAATTCACTTCTTCTTCTCTTCTGGCAATTAATCCACGCAGCACCTTGCCGCCACCTTTGGTCCATCTGCGAAATTCAGCAGGAATGTTCTGGTCATCCACGCAATGGTTAACCTTTCGCAGTAATGTTGATCTGGTGAAGTTGCCGATTCCCACATTGTAAACAAATGAAATCAACGCAGCCTTCTGGTGTGCTTTCAGCTTTACGTCCAGGAGACCATTGACCTGCTTTTCAACTTTCTTGATGTGATGCAGTAATTCTTCCGTTGCCTTTTCTTCGTCAATAGGCTCATCATCCATTGACACCTTGGTGCCGTCGGCATAGATAGTTGTGCCATAGCCAATTGTTGGCACATTGGCCGGACACAGATATGGTTCTGGTTCAAAACCTTCGAACTTCTTGATGGTAATGGCTGCCAATTCTGACGCTTTCATCTTCCTTGTCCTTTATATTTCTTAAATGAACGGTGTTTATTTTCGCTTTTTCTGTGCCTGCGAAGTTTCCTTTTTCCCTTGGCTCTGAACGAACTTACAGCTTCCTTCTTTTTCACAACTACATTCTATTGGTGCAATGGCACACCATTTTACATCTTGCAACGGCTGTCTTTTAGTTCGCCCCTCATCTCAACCAACGCCTTCGTGTTCTCTGATATCACATCTGCGAACTTCTCGACGTGCTTGTCATTTGCATCTTGCCAATCCTTCCGTTCTTCACGATGAATGTCAGTCAGCTTGTTCAGGTAGTAAACCAACACAGCCAAGAAGATGCCTGCGATTCCGTACGATGCTAATGCTTCAAGTATTGCGTCCATTATAACACTAAGTTGCCTTGTTCGTCAATTTCAGGAATGATTCCATATTCCAAAAGTCTCGCAAGCCAAACGGCTTCGTCTGTTGTAGTTTCCCAAACGTGAATTGTATCTGTCCGCAAAAGTATCGCTGGCGCATCAACACTTCTTAAAATTTCAGTCAGTTCCATAATTCAATTTTCCGATTATTGC